TCACATCCATGATATCCTACAATGCGAACACGACATCGATGTGAATAAATATCTTTCTCATCTTTATCACCAGCTCTTGTCTTTTCTAAGGCGTCACCCCACTCTCCTTTCTCAGGATCGGTAACTTGACCGATCCACCATTGCATTGGGTCTCTTCCCATGAAGTTTGTGGCTGATGGTTGATACATCTAATTAATCGTCATATATTAGGCACTCAGGCTCATCTGGATGCATATCGCAGAATAATTCTAAAGCATTTGGATCATGATGATCGCCTGCTTCAATTTCTTCTTTGTGATGTTCCACATACTCCTCAAGTTCGTGCAACTCTTCTTTTGCATGTCTTCTTGCTGCTGGATTTGCCTGTGGGTCGTCAGCAATTTTCTTGTCGTATTCAATGTGATCTTCGATTGATTTCATTTGATTCTCCTGTTTCTTTTATTTAAGCGTTTTATCTGGAAGTCCTTGTGTTGTATGCTGGCCAAGTGTTTCCATACTGTCGATTGTCAGCACGAATCAATTCACCTGTGTCTGTGATTCCAGTTTTATCTACAGTAAACACATCACGAATTAATTTGAGTTGTGTTTCGGCTTTTCCACCACCAATTAGGTGTCTTAACTCACCAATTAAATATCTTCCACTTGGGTCATTACTCCTATCATTACCATAAGAGTCCACATTAGAGTCTCCTTTTTCTTGTTTAAGAGGTAATCTAATATCAAGCACGAACCCAGCTCTTAATGAAGTATTCAATGGAATTGAAATACTTAAAGACTGTGAAAATAGTAAGTTATTCCTAATATAAGATTTATTTTGATACTTGGCAAGTTCACTTTTAGGTTGAACATCTGTCTTTGCTGACCCGACTTGTGCAACTCCAACATCATCAACTCTGACCATGAGACGAGTTGGATAATTTTGAATATTTGCTGGTAAGGCAGCTTTCTTTTTTGTTTTTATTTCATCTGCTTTAAAATCAATTGTTTCAAGTGTTTGATTTTCAATATCAACGTATATTGTTCGATTGGCATACATTCCCATTCTCATGTTCATTCCAATGTCATTTGTTTGATTTAAATTATTTTGTAAAATTTTATTAGCTATACCCTGTGCGTCTGTTTGTTGGTATGTTATCGCATCTTGTTCTAATAAACTTTTAATTGATCGAAAGTGATAACCATCTAAAGTTTCATAGAATAAAAAACCAAAATCATCTGTGGCTGATTGTGCTTTTGGACATAACCATTGAATTGTATCAAATGGTCTTTTTAAATTACCAACGAATGAGTAAGAATTAGTTGCTCTATCTTTTTCAACATTATCTTCACCAAGACTTTCATCCGCAGGGCCAAATAATGTTTTAGCAGTTTGAATTCCTTTCGTATCTGCAACAAGTAATTCCACCACAATATCTGAGATGTTACCAGTATATTTTTTGTTAAGTCTTGCAGTTTCATTCACAAGTGTTTCAACTGATACAAACTCTAAGGTTGCTACCTGTTTGTTAGATTCAGTTATCATGTTTCTAACAGAATTTAGTATCATCTTTTGTTTATTGTGCATGATTTTAAAATCATTTGCACCTTCATCATCAACTTTGACTATCAAATCAATATACTCTCCACCAGTTATTCCCTTACGACCTATCACTTGATCAATATCAATAAAACTAACAGTCATTGATATAGATGGACTTTCAACGCTTTCGTAATAGTCAATGGTTGGATTTCCAGCGATTATGTCATATTCTTCCTGTAATGAGGATCCCTCACTAGGAAGTAACATACACTTAGTAATAAGAAAGGTATTTTCCATTATTGAATCATTCTTGCAATTTCTGGTGGCAATTTATTCGTATGAGGAGACAAAGATAGATATTGATTTCCTAGAGTATTAATGAAAGGTATGGCAGGTTTTGTTGTTTTTATTTCTGTGTATGTCACTTGAGGTTTACTATTTTGAACTGTTACAGGAGAATTTGTCTTTCCTACATTTTGTGAATCTATAGTTGTGATTGACTGAATCGCAGCTGAATTATTTGCAACGGATGACTTTAATTGATTAATATCTTTAAATGTGAGCTCATTTGCTTCTACTGAATTTTTTTTATCAAAATCAAATCTATTACCAGTCACGGCATCTAAAACACCACCCAAAACTCTTCCTCCACCAAAAGTTTCACCACCTTTTTTATCTAAGTCTAATAAATTACCAGTCATAGCATCAATCCCACCTAAAATACGATTACCGTAACTTCTTTTTTCAGCAACTTCAGTTTTATCCTTACCACCTTCAACTAATCCTTCGTCACTACTACTATCACCAGATGCAAAGGACATATTTGATTCAGAAGCTTTTACGGAACCACCAGCTAACCCACCAAGACCAATAGCTGCAGCAATAGATCCTACAATTTTTGTTCCGACTGAAGTAATTCCACTAATAAGTTTTGACCCAAGACCCACAATAGCCTTACCTACAATCGGTAACTTTCCTAGAGTGCCAGTGAGTCCTTTTGCAATAACTCCTCCAAGTTTTCCAAAACCAAGACTTATACCTTTTCCAAGAGCAGGAATTAATTTTGTAAAAATTCCCTTTGTAAGCATTGGTAAGAGAACTGGCCCTAAAAGTTTAACAGATGCGATTAGAGTACCACCTATCGCTAATGCCTTTAAAAGACCACCTAAGAAACTTCCACCGCCACCTTGTTGTCCAAATTCACCTTTCGGCCCCTGAGACCCTCTATCTCCTTTTATACCCTGCAAGCCAAGAGCTCTGTCTCTCATGTCTTGTTTTTGTTTTGCATCCTCTTCTTGAAAAATTCTATCCTTTTCTACGTCTGTCTGTATTTTATTCTCTACTATAAGATAATTTGCAATGTTTTGAATTTGTGATTGTATTGTCTCAATTGAAGACTGTAGACTTTCAATCAATAATTTATTATCACCAACCGCAGTCATGGTGGGATTTGATTTTGAAAAAGCAGCACTCGACAATTTATCGAGTGAACTGGATCTCCCAAAAAAACTTCCTAAATTTATTTTTTTACCTTGTTCATCCATACCTTTGGACGCCCTCTTGTTGTTGGTTCTTTAAATTTTGCTCTTCAATATGTTGTTTAAGAAGAGATGTATAAATGTCTCTCTCCCAAGGAATCATATTTTCGAGTTCCGTCAAGCTATATTTATGGTATTGCATGAGAGCAAAATTGATACGGTAATAGGATTCAAGATCCTCTCTTGCAATACTTAACCGAAAAAATCGGCTAGTCCCTCCAAAACGACACTACCTTTTTCTTTTGTATTTGGATTCACAACTTCAATGGTGTGTGATAATTTAGGCATTGTCGAGAAAAACTTTTCAACCTTTTTATATTGTTGTGAGTTCAACTGTTGTACGAAGTCAAGTCTCTCTTGTGCAGAATAATCTTTTGCCTCCCATGCATCTTCTCCATCAAAGATGGTATCCATACAATCAGCGACAACTCTAAAAGTTTTATCAACCATTGTCTCTGCTTCATCATCCGTATCAAAATTACTTTCAATAAATTGATTAAGTGACGGATACTTCATACGAAGAGACATCTTATCATCTAAAACAATATCAATATTATGGTCTTTTGGTCTGATGACTTTGATTTCATCCACATATATTGTAACTGGAACTTTTGTCTCACCATCATCAGGACAAGTCACAGTTAATTTAATATCTTCACCGATAGACTTAGCACGAATATTTAAAAACAAATACTCAATATCAAATGTGGGAAGGTCATCAACTTTGATACCTCTCGTTAAAATACATTTCTTCAATACCTCAGTCACAGCATTTGTGATGTCATTTTGATTTTTTGATTCCAATGCTAAAATTAAAATCTTTTCTTCCTTAACAAGAAATGGTCTATATTTAATTTTTTTATTTGATGATGGTAACTTCAACTCATAGGTTGGAGTTTCAATGGTTGGTAATGGCATAATTTATTATTCAGTATTTTATATAGGAAGATTTATTTAGATCTTCTATTTCTAATCCTATTTTTTTCATATGAAGGACGATTTTGAAAGTCTGAACTTTGATATCTATCCTCTCTTGAGAAATCATCGGTTGTTTTACCAATTCTACCTCCAGCAAGACCCACAAAAACTTGATCTTTTGAATTTACAATACTATCTGGTGTATTAACAACTTGTTTTGTAACGTCGTCATAATTGAAGGCGTGAATGAATCTATCATAGGCAAACTGTACACTACATCTTAACACATTTGAATCACCATAGGCAACTCTCATTGAAGTTAAATCAATTGGCCAAACATTTATAAATTCATAACTTGTTAGATTAGACTGATAAGTTGCATTTCTTGATTCTCTTATGAAAGTATCTCTTTCAAACTTTGTGATGTGAAGTTTTTCTTTATATTCTTCTGGATAATTGAACCTTGTAAATGCATTTTCCTCCCTAATTCCAGAGTCAAAAACTGGATTGATATACGACATCCATCTTTCTAAAATTTCTAGGATTACATGGTCTGCGTCAGCATAGAAAACAACATTTAAAGGTGGAAAATTTCTTAGATTAGGAAATTCCTCTTGAATACCTTGGCGATGTCCAATTGCACTTTGAGGTGTAAAACTTGTGCCTGGAATCTCAGCTTGTGTACACATCAAGGACATTTTTTCCATAAAGTTAGTTCCTTGTGTTCTTCTTTTGCCTGGCTCATTTCCTCTCAACCACCCACCTTGAGGCCCAGAGTTATATTTTCCAAATGAAAAATTAACTTGGTAAAAGGTGTCGAGAGATGGTCTTGCGACTGTACTTTTGATTCTATCAACTCTATCTTGAAATATTTGACCTCTAGTTGGAAATGACACGATAAATAAGTGTAAGTTGTTATTACTATATATGAGCTATAAAGGGATATATCGACCTTCTAATCCTAAAAAGTATAAAGGTGACTCTCAAAATATTATTTATAGGTCTTTATGGGAAAGAAAATTCATGAATTACTGCGATTTGAATGAAAATATACTTGAATGGGCGTCTGAGGAGTTCTGGATTCCTTATCTAGACCCAACTACAAATCGTGTTCGTAGATATTTTCCTGATTTTTTTATTAAATACAAAGACAAGGATAGTAATATTCGTAGGTCGGTAATTGAAGTCAAACCGATGAGAGAGACATTACAACCAAAGGCGACAAAAGGAAAATCAAGAAAGACCATGATAAATGAATCAATGACATATGTGAAGAATCAAGCAAAGTGGAAAGCTGCGAGAGAATTTTGTGCAGACCGTAAATTAGAATTTAAAATCATGACTGAAAAAGAATTAGGAATACGATGAGCATTCTTCGGAGAATATTAGATAAAGTTGGTGGTCAAGTGACTGAGGATTACTTTCGCAGTCAATTACTTGAGGAACTTGGTTCGACAAACTTTGAAACTGACTATGCAGATACAGCTGGATTTGCGCCTGGCGAATTGTATTTCTTCACATATTCTGCACAAACCAGACAACCCTATTATGACATGTATCCACTTACATATGTGATTGAAATGAGATCGAATGGATTTCTAGGTTGTAATCTTCATTATGTTCGTTTGACTGAGAGAGATGAACTTGCAATAAGCTTACTAAATAACTCTGCTCAAGGTGCAGTTGCAGTTCCTCCAAGAACTCTACATAAATATGTTTATACTGGCGTAAGAGGAACACCATATCGTATTCCAAATGCAGAATGGTCGGATGTGGCACAATTACCCACTGAAAAATTCGTTGATATGAGAGGAATACCAGTTTCAAAAGACAGAGTTTACAACAAAAACTAATGACAGTAACAAAAAGTCGAAAATTTAAGGTTGATGGGGTATCTTACGTCGCTACTTTTGATAAGGATAAAAATTTAAATGGCATCTCAAAAACAAGTGGTCGTGCTGGACAAAAGAGAGAAACTCCAATAAATCCTAGTAGTAGCGAATTCGCTAACGTGTTAGCCTCTGACGAAGCTTTAAACGCCTACAATGTCAATAGATTTAAAGGAAAAGCAACCACTAGTACAATAACAAAAGCATCAGTTGAAGAATTAAATAATGTTTACAACCAAAAAACAAAGAAGAATGCCAATGAGTCGTCTATAAATCAAGAAGATGTTACTAAAGACCAAAACGTTGCAGCTAGACAAAATGCGTCTCCAAAATCTACTAAAAGTGAGGTTTTGTCATATCCGTTTGACTTAAATCCTAGACAGGATCATTTTAAGATAATGAGATATAATTATATCAGACCAGATATAAACATGAGTAAAGGGCCTGATACAGAGATACAATTAACTTCTTACCAGAAACCAAGTAATTCTGTGAGAAAAAATAAAACTGGTTTTTATAATAGAGAGATAAATCGTGCTGGTGATAGTGTAATCGGTAGTGAATTTTTGGGAAGTGTATTATTACCCATGCCAAAAGCAACAGACGTAAATGGTGTTGAATGGGGAAAAAGTGAATTAACTATTTCTGGCATCGCTGCTCTTGGTGCTGCTAATGCGGTTGCTGGAAGACTTGCAAATGACAAAGGTGAGGCAGCATTAAAAAAAGAGGCGAAAGAAGCTCTTAACAAAGAAAGAGGTAGAAATGAAGAGGGAACGGCAGTTACCGAATTTGCAAGAGCTTTTGGAGTTCAAACTGTATCTAAATTAGCAGGCGCAGCTTTTGGTACAGAATTAGATGCAGATACATTTTTAGCAAGAACTGGTGGTAAAGTTTTAAATCCAAATGCAGAAATGTTATTTCAAGGGCCTGTAATCAGAGATTTTGCTTTTAGTTTTCTCATGGTTGCAAGAAGTCAAAAAGAAGGTGAAAGAATTAGAAAAATTATTCGTTTCTTAAAACTAGGTATGGCGCCAAAGTTTAGAAGTACAACTTTTCTAAAAGCGCCAGATATATTTACTCTTCATTATAAAAACGGAATTGGGGAACGTGATGTGTTAAAAACCGTAAACTTATTCAACCCAGGCGGTCTTGCATTAACGACTATGAATGTTGATTACGCTCCGTTTGGTTATTGGTCTGCATATCGAGACTCACAACCAGTTGCAGTAAAAATGGATCTTAATTTTACTGAACTTCGACCATTATATCAGTCAGACCAACTTGAAACTCCAGAAGATAGTGTAGGATACTAAAATGACATACTCAGGATCACCAAATAGTTATTTCAGACAACTGCCAAACCTCGATTATCCCTCTTTAAGAAATGATCGAAATTCTGCATACGATTATCAAGTAGTAAAAAACATATTCAAAAGGGCAGTATTGCGTGATGATATTTTTGACGAAGTTACAGCTTTCACAAAATATTCCGTGCAGGGTGATGAGAGACCAGATCAAGTTGCATATCAATTTTACAATGATTCTGGTCTTGATTGGGTAGTACTAGCTACAAATAACATTGTTCATGTCAGAGATGAGTGGCCAATGGGTAATCAAGATTTTTTGACATATCTCAACGCAAAATATACAGAAGCACAATTAGCTAATATTCATCACTATGAAACTAAAATTATAAGAGACTCGAACGGCACATTAATTCAACCAGAGGGAAAAACAGTTCCAGCTGAATATACAGTTAACTTTTTAGACAATGGTGTTCTCAGGTCAGAGTCATCACTTACATCATTTAGTTTTTTAGAACATGAAACAAATTTAAATGACGCAAAAAGAGATATTAATATTTTAAAAGTTGAATATCTTGGACTCTTCCTAGAAAATTTTGCAGATATTATGGAGTATAAACCATCAAATCAATTTGTAACTGACAAACTCAAGAAAACAGAAAATCCAAGACTCATTTCGCCATAAAAAAAGAGGTCACTTTGAGCGACCTCTGGCGTAAAAAATGGCCCGAAATTTTTTTCGGGGTATTTCCTAATTTTCAGCTAATTTTGCAAAATAACTGAGTGCATCT